TGCGATCGCGACTGCAAGGATTGCGAACTCTTCGCTGGTGCGCGACAGGTAGTCAAGTGCGGCCTGAAAGTTCTCCCGGTCCGCACGCTTGCCGAGTAACGACGCGAGAGCGTACAACGTGGATGTTTCCGTTGGGAGATCCGCGCCCTGTGGGTCCCTGAGAATTCCATTGACGTCGGGCAGGGTGCGCACGATGTTCAGGAATCCAGCCAGCTCGGCTGCAACTGAATCACCAAGTGCACCTTCGATGGCTGCCTGCTCAAGGCTGGCATCAAGTTCCAGCTTCAAAATATCCGAAGCCGCAACGAGGGAGCGCGGCGTCGAATAGGCAACGGTGCCTTTCGGAATGCCGCCCTCGGCGAACTGATGCAGCAACTCCGGGCGAAACCGGATAAAGGCAACCAGCTCGGGCAACACGTCATGGCCCAAGGCCCACTCTGCCCATGCATCGACGTCAGGTACGATCTCGAAATGCGTAGCAAAGCGATTGACCAGCGCACTGTCGAAACTGCCGCCAATGATACCGGCCTTATCCTCCGGCCTGTTGGTCGCTACCAGAATGATCCATCCTTCCGGCAGACGGTAGTCGCCCAGTTCGCGATCATGCAGCAACTGGTATGCCGCTGCCTGAACAGAGCGCGATGCCAGAAACAGCTCATCGAAGAACAGAATGCCCTTCTTTCCGTGTGTCTCTGTACGTGGCAGCCACGACGGAACATTCCACTTGGTGATGTCTCCATCTATTGACGGGACACCACGCAGATCGACTGGGTCCAGTTGCGACAATCGAATGTCGATGAAGCCGTACTCAAGTTCTTCGGCCAGCGCCTTGATGACTGCTGACTTGCCGACTCCCGGCGGACCCCACAGGATCACCGGCTTGCTGTTGCCAGCAAGGACCCATGCGTGCAAGAACTCTACGCTTTGCACTAAATTAATCTTAGGTAATTTCATCTCATGCTCCTCTTGTTGTTGGTTTTCCAAGACGCCCCGAAGGGCGTTTCGGCTGGTTACCAGCCAGCACTTATCAATTGGAATTTATGCAACACTCCAGCCACGGTTGTTATTGGCAGTGCAGATGTCGCTCCAAATCTTGTGCGCGTGCTTGATTGGCACGACGAACGATTTGCCGAATGCGTCACCGCACTTCAAGGTGGTGTTGAAGTAGAATCCCACGGGCACGTTGTTTGTCCACCAGCCCTTGGCATCCTCATCCCGAGGCGTGAATAAAACCAGCCCACCTATTTCCTTAGCTTTAAAATTGACGTTGCTCATTTCATGCTCCTGTTAGTTGTGATTTATAAATTATGCAGTTTTGAATGCCTGCCAAATCCGGACGCCAATCCAGACGGCAACGAATACTTCCAAGCAACCGGCAGTGATACCGATGACGTGATCCCGTAATGCCGGATCAGCAATCGCCCCGACTGCGTCGCTAATGCTGTTGCCAATGAGTCCACCAAAAAGCGCGCCATGCACTCCATTGCGGCCAAGTCTTTGATCGATGTCGATGCCGAGTAACGCGCAGATCGCGAGCACGCCGTTATCCAGCAGTCCGAAGATTTCCCCTTCAAGTCCAAACATTTGTTTAATCCTCCGTTGTTGAGTTTCTTGAGTCCTAATGGCGGACTCTCATCAGTGTGTTAATTCACAGACCCACGGAGATGTGGGTGTGCCTCTTTGCTATGTCTCGTCTGACGCCTAACCAGCTAGGTCTTAACTGGATCTATGGGTACGCTTTTTGTAGGGGTGATGAAGGACAAAAAGTAAGCCTCGGTTTGGTCTTGATAGTGGTGCTGCCGATTGTTGGGTGCTCCCGCTCTGGTTGAACCTGAATTTTACAGCATGAAGCATGACTAATCAATACATCTAAGCACATGAATCGTGAATGAGTGAGATATCCAAGGCTTATTAATCAATCACTTAGTGGCTTTGAGTACAAATTGATGCCAGCATCCCTGAAAATCGACCTCCTGATTTGACGTCTAACGCATTCTTAGAAGGTGCCCCTATCGTAGGTATCCCTAAAAATGGTAGTCACACAGCGCATACTGCGCAGTAACATGGCATATGAGTCATGCGGCTGACTTTCATCACGGAAGTCATTAGACTGGAGGCTGCAATCAAGTATTCACGGGACAACTGATATGGGTAAACCGAAGTCTGGACTGACCGCCAAGCAGAGGAATTTCGCACGTTGCGTTGCAGTCGGAGGCGATGACGGTGAAGGAATGAATCTAAGTGATGCATACCGAGAGGCATACAATGCAGAGCGGATGAGTCTGGCAGCGATCAACACGGAAAGTAGTTTGTTGGCACAAGACCCTGCGATAACCCAAAGGATAGAAACGCTTCGACGCCATAAGGATAGGGCAGAGGCATCATCTCTACTCGCAGACAAGCAACGTGTTTTAAACACACTCCGTACTTTCCTCGATACGGCAGTGCCAAGCGACATGGCAAAGATCCGTAGTGCTGAGCTACTCGGCAAGGCATGTGGCTTGTTCAAGGACCAACAGCTCGAGGTCACCATTGAACGGTCAACTGATGAGGTTGCCAATGAACTGCGCCGGCGGTTGGAGGACTTGATCGGAGCAGGCCGGACAGAGTCTGGTCCCAGTCCGGACGATGAGGCGCTGACCACCTTGGCTGTACCCACAAATACGAGACTCAACTAGTCCCGGGACAACTACCATATTCCTGTAGTAGCGTACTAGTACACTGGTGCACCCCCGGCCCCCCCTGTGGAGCAGAACGAACCTGCCTACCTATAATTAGACCTTTACTCATATAATCCTATGTTTTTCACTACCACACCATGTAGCATGTGCCATGCAGGCAGTTAATTCACAGGAAATAGGGGTAGGAGTCCCACCGGCCAGAAAATTTTCTGCAAATACTTGACTTTTCCAGTTAAAATACTTTAAATTAAATATAATCCTATATAGTTCCTACTAGGATAATCCTAGAATACTAGGAATATCCTATTTTTTTATAAGAAATTTCCTAGCTAGGATGTTCCTAGCTAGAATGTTCCTAAATAAAAGGAATTAATTATTTTATGGCTATTGAAGATCATATTGATATAGCCACCTTACAAAATATCCCGTCATTACCTGCTTCTGAGCAGCAGCGGGTTCTTAAATTACTGGAAGAATTCGATTCACTTGAGCAGATTGAAACTGCTCGTAACAATTATTTAGGATTTGTACGTAAAATCTGGCCTGCTTTTATTGAGGGACGCCATCATTCAATTGTGGCGAAGGCTTTTGAGAAAGTAGCTGCGGGTAAGCTGAAACGTCTGATTATCAATATGCCACCCCGGCATACTAAATCTGAGTTTGCTTCTTATTTACTTCCTGCTTGGTTTCTTGGTAAATACCCGGATAAAAAAATCATTCAGACGGCACATACTGCTGAATTGGCAGTTGGATTCGGCAGAAAGGTACGTAATCTGGTAGCCGATGAAGATTTCAAAACTATTTTTCCACAAGTTGCGTTGAGGGCTGACTCCAAGGCTGCGGGGCGTTGGAGTACCAACCAAGGTGGTGAGTATTTCGCTATCGGGGTAGGTGGGGCTGTTACCGGTAAAGGCGCTGATCTTCTTATCATTGATGACCCCCATTCTGAGCAAGAAGGTCAGAGTATTGACCCGTCAGTATTTGACAAGGTTTATGAATGGTACACCTCCGGCCCTCGACAGCGATTACAACCCGGGGGCGCTATCGTGGTAGTTATGACCCGCTGGCATAAACGTGATCTGACCGGGCAGATTATCAGGTCTTCGGTTCAGCGTGATGGATCTGATGAATGGGAAGTCATTGAATTTCCTGCCATTATGCCGTCTGGTAATGCGCTTTGGCCGCAATTCTGGCCGTTGGTTGAATTAGAATCCTTGCGTAATGAACTACCGGTAGCCAAATGGTCAGCTCAGTATCAGCAGAATCCCACCTCTGAAGAAGGTGCATTGGTTAAACGTAACTGGTGGCGCTTGTGGGAACGTGAAGATCCTCCTAAATGTGAATTTTTGATTCAGTCATGGGACACCGCGTTTTTGAAAACACAGAGGGCTGATTATTCTGCCTGTACTACATGGGGAGTATTTTATCGTCCCGATGATAATGGCAAGAATCAACCTAATATTATTTTATTGGATGCTTATAAGGAACGGCTTGAGTTTCCTGAATTAAAGAAGATGGCGTTTGAGCTTTATCAAACTTGGCAACCGGATGCATGTGTGGTTGAAGCTAAAGCAGCCGGCACTCCTCTGATCTTTGAATTGCGGGCAATGGGTATTCCGGTGGGCGAGTACACGCCGTCACGGGGTAACGATAAAATTGCCCGTGTTAATGCGGTGGCAGACCTGTTTGCATCGGGTATTGTATGGCATCCGGAAAAACGCTGGGCTGATGAAGTGATTGAGGAATTTGCATCTTTTCCGGCTGGAGAGCATGATGATTTGGTGGATAGCAGTACACAGGCATTGTTGCGATTCCGCCAAGGCGGATTTTTGCGATTGCAGACCGATGAAGAAGATGAGCCGATGTACAAGCGTACTGCCAATTATTACTAGGAGAACATAATGCCCAGTTACTACGACAGCACCAAGAAAAAGCCCGGTAAAGCCACACTGAAATACAAAGAGGGTAGGAAGACCAAGGTTAAGAATTCTAAAGAGGATTGGCCCTATGACGAGATAAAAGTTATAGGAAGAACCGGTCCGCCTTCGTTTGATAAACTCAAACGCGAACTTCTAAGGCTTGAAGGAAGAAGCCGAACACATTCGAGTTGGAAACCAAAAAAGGAAAAGTCTCTTGATCATACTCATCGCTCGGAGGATGATTCATTGGAAGAGTTAAGCCCTTATAGCAAGACTACGACAGGCAGAAAACCAAAGAAGATGGCTCATGGCGGTAAGACCGTGGCACTAGGTAGTGGAGCGGCACGTCCCCAATATTTTGGGAAAAACGGATAAATGCCAATAGAACGCCCTATGGGGCAAGACCCCTTTCTGCAACAAGAGCCAGAAGCTGATCTGGAAATTGAGATTGTCAATCCGGAATCGGTATCGATGGAAACCCCTGATGGTGGCGTGGTCATTGATTTTGATCCCAATGCGATGGATGAGGGTGGCACAGAGCATGATGATAATCTGGCCGAATACATCGATGAAGCCGACTTGCGAGAGATTTCTTCTGAATTGATCTCCGCATACCATTCAGACCGCGACAGCCGGAGTGACTGGGAAGAAACATATATCAATGGCTTAGACCTGCTCGGCCTCAAACATGCTGACCGAACTACTCCTTGGGATGGTGCTTGCGGGGTATTTCACCCGTTATTGACTGAATCGGTAGTGCGTTTTCAGGCACAGGCTATTCAGGAATTGTTTCCCGCAGCAGGGCCGGTCAAGACCGCAGTAGTCGGAGCAATGACCGAAGAAAAACAGAAACAGGCGGGCAGGGTTAAAGATTATCTGAATTATCTGCTGACAGAGCGGATGATCGAATATCGGTCTGAGACCGAGAAAATGTTGTTCTCGTTGCCATTGGCCGGTTCGGCTTTTCGTAAAGTTTATCATGATCCGAATATGGGTCGTCCGTGCTCGATGTTCGTACCCGCCGAAGATTTCGTGGTTAGTTATGGTGCATCGGATCTGACTACTTGCGAACGTGCTACTCATGTGATGAAGCGTACCAAGAACGAGGTGCGAAAGTTGCAGGTGTCTGGTTTTTATGTGGATGTGGATTTACCAGCACCCAGCCCAGATACCGGTGAGATTGAACGTAAATATAATCAGTTAACCGGTGATTCGGCTAACTATGACATGGATTCTCGGCATACTATTTTAGAGATACAGGTCGATCTGGATCTGCCGGGCTTCGAAGATACCAAAGATGGTGAGCCGACTGAGATTGGCCTGCCATACGTTATCAGTATTGATAAGTCCTCACGCACAATTTTAGCGATTCGCCGTAACTGGTACGAAGACGATGAACTGAAAATGAAGCGTGAGCACTTCGTGCATTATCAGTATTTGCCCGGACTTGGATTTTATGGTTTCGGTTTAATTCATATGATTGGTGGATTGGCGAAATCTGCTACCTCATTATTGCGACAACTGGTTGATGCGGGCACCTTATCCAACTTGCCGGGCGGTTTGAAGGCGCGTGGACTGCGAATCAAGGGTGATGACACCCCGATCATGCCCGGAGAGTTCCGTGATGTGGACGTACCGGGCGGTGTAATCCGCGACAACATCAGTTTTCTGCCCTACAAAGAGCCATCTGCTGTTTTATATCAGTTGATGGGCGATATTGTTGAGGAAGGACGCCGGTTTGCTTCCGCTGCTGATGTAAAAGTCGCGGATATGAACGCCGAAGCACCTGTTGGCACCACATTAGCCATTCTGGAACGCTCGATGAAGGTAATGAGCGCGGTGCAGGCCCGCTTACATGCCTCAATGCGCAGAGAATTGCGCATTTTATCGGGGATTGTGCGTGATTTTGGTCCCACCGAGTATCCGTATGAGTTGATCGGTGATGAATTGACCGTCGAAGACTTCGATGATCGCGTCGATATCATCCCGGTGAGTGATCCGAACGCCGGAACAATGGCACAACGTATCATGCAGTATCAAGCGGCGTTACAATTGGCCGCTCAGGCACCGGAAATGTATGATTTACCGCTGTTACACCGTCAAATGCTGGAAGTTTTGGGTATTCGGGACACTGAAGACATCATTCCTGATGAAGATGTCATTAATCCGAGTGATCCTGTCACAGAAAACATGCACATTATTAATGGTAAGCCGGTTAAAGCCTTTATTTATCAAGATCATGAAGCTCATATCCAGTCGCACATCTCTTTAGTTCAAGATCCCAAGATTTTGGAGTTGATTGGTCAAAGTCCGACCGCTCAAGCGACTGAAGCGGCGATGGCAGCGCATATTTCCGAGCATGTGGCCTTCCAGTACCGTCGTGAGATTGAAAAAGAACTCGGTGTGCCATTACCGTCGCCAGAAGAACCATTGCCAGACGATATTGAGTATCGGTTGTCGCAATTGGTTGCACCAGCGGCTGAGAAACTGCTTGGCAAAGACCAAAAAGAAGCTGAAATGCAAAAAGAGCAAGAACAAGCGGAAGATCCGATTTTACAAATGCAACGCCAAGAACTTGAAATTAAACAACAAGAAGCGCAGGCTAAGGCGCAAGCTGAAATGGCAAAAATTAACCTTGATATCCAAAAAGCGGCAAGTAAGGATGAGTTGGAACGTGCCAGACTGGATTTACAGGAACGTACCGATCGTGCAAAACTGGGTGTGAAGATTGCGGCAGAGAATTCCAAGGAAGAACTGGAAAGTAGAAAGATTGCTGCCAAGTCGGAAATTGAGGGCGCGAAAGTAGGCGTGAATATTGCCAAGGACTTAATGAATGAATGATGCTGCTGTTAAACGTCTTGATCCAGCGCCGGATAACACGCTGGCCTATTTACGTATGCAATTACGGCGCATGATGAATGAAAGTAGCGATCATCTGAGTACAGGTGCTTGCAAGGATTACAGTGAATATGCCCGTTGTTGCGGAGTGGTTGAAGGACTGGCCCTCGCGGAACGGGAATTGCTCGACCTCGAAGAAAGGTTGGAGCGGACATGATTCTCCGCATAGGCGGTGCAGGCGACTCTGGACGCCATTTTCCAGTGCAAGGTCTTTTTATTAATGGCTAGTTCATTAGCAACAGTAAAAACCGAGCCGATAGATATTAATGAAGAAAGTGCTCGTAAAGCCAGTCAGATGCCGAAGCCGAAAGGTTACAAGATACTGATTGCCTTACCCGAACCAGATGAGAAAACCGATGGCGGTATTATTAAAGCGAAACAAACGATTCATACTGAAGAGGTGGGATCTATTGTGGGCTTTGTTATTGCTATGGGGCCGGATGCTTATAAAAACTCCGAGCGTTTCCCGTCAGGTCCGTTTTGTGAAAAGGGCGATTGGATCGTAATGCGTGCGTATTCAGGCACGCGGTTTATGGTTCATGGCAAGGAATTTCGGTTGATTAATGATGACAGTGTGGAAGCTGTAGTTGAAGACCCGCGAGGTATCGTAAAGGTATGAGCGAATCAGAAAATGTCGTTGAGAGCGGCGCACAAGGTATGCATTCAGCAGAAGATAAATTCTTTGGAGTGCGAACGAAGATAGGTAATCGGTCTGAAGATCAAACCGATGATAAGTCCGAGTTTGATATTGAGATTGTGGATGATCGACCACCCGAAGATCGTCCTTTTCCTCGATCTAGTAAGTCTGTTGATATCGATCATGATGAGGATATTGATAATAAGGAACTGGACGGTTACAGCAAGAAAGTTCGAAAGCGTATTGATAAGTTGCGTTTTGCACAGCATGACGAACGTCGGCAAAAGGAAGAAGCCGAACGAATGCGAAATGAAGCGGTCAATTTTGCTCAACAGCAAGTTGCTAAAAATCGAGAAATGGAAGCTCTTATTCAGCGTGGTGAAGGCGCGTTAATTACGCAAGTAAAAGAACGGGCTAAACTTTCAGTCGATAAAGCCAAGTCAAGTTATCGAAAGGCTTATGAAGAAGGCAACACCGATAACGTAGTTGATGCGCAGGAGCATATGGTTAGAGCGCAGGCAGAGCTTCATGAAGCCGAGCAATATGAGCGAAATTTACCTGACCCTAATCAGCTTGCGCAGCAACAGGCTGCTTATCAACAGCAGCAACAAGTTGCGTATCAGCAACAGGCAGCACAGGCTTCTGCCCAGCAATCTCCGCAGCTTGATGAAAAGCAGGTTGAGTGGGCTGAGGAAAATAAATGGTTTGGCAATCCTAAAGAAAAGTTGATGAGTGCAACGGCTTATGGTTTACATGAGCAGGCATTGCAGGATCATCATATGGACGCAAGTTCAGATGAGTATTATGAATTTATAAATTCGGGAATGCGTAATCAGTTTCCCAATTACTCTTGGTCGGATCAAGGTGGAACTGGACAATCCGCGACCGCGACGACTAAGAGAGCTTCGGCAACGTCGGTTGTTGCACCGTCCGCAAGGAATAACGGTTCAAGGCCACGCAAAGTGCGGCTAACGTCTACCCAAGTCTCCCTCGCTAAGAGGCTGGGGTTAACTAATAATCAGTATGCCAAACAACTTGCAAAGGAGATGGCAAATGGATGAGCGCACCGATAGGTCTCACGACACTCGTGAAGATTTTGTTCGAGAGGATGACTCTTGGATTCCATCTTCTGTGTTACCGACTCCAGATCCGCAGAATGGTTGGAGATTCAGATGGATTAGAACCAGTACGCTGGGCCAAACTGATGATACCAACGTATCTAGGAAATTCAGGGAAGGATGGACCCCCGTAAGAAGGGAAGATCATCCGGAACTGAAAATTACCTCTGATATCAATTCCCAGTTTAAAGGGAATATTGAGCAGGGCGGATTACTTTTGTGCAAAGCGCCCGAAGAGAAAATGAAGGCACGCACAAAACATTTTAATGAAGTGGCACGAAGACAAATGGAATCTGTGGACAGTAACTACATGAGAGAGAACGACCCGCGTATGCCTTTATTGAGATCGGAGAAAAATACGCGCACTACCTTTGGGAAAGGCTAACGCCTTTTAACATTAACAGTAGCAATTAGGAGAAATCAAAATGGCTACAAGTGCGACTCCAAATGGTGCGGAACCTGTTGGTACTTGTTCAAGCAGCGGCTCTTTTTCAGGAAAAGTTGTTCATATCAAGATTGCCAGTGCGTACGGCACCGCTATTTTCTATGGAGATTTTGTAAAGTTGGTTACAGCCGGTACGATTGAATTGGATACCGGGACCGCTTCACTAACTTCTATAGGAATATTTCTAGGTTGTAAATATACTGATTCTAGTACATCTCAACTGACGTTTAATCAGACTTGGCCTGCCTCAATGGCAGCTTCAGATGCAGTAGGTTATATTCTGATTGACCCAGATGTCCTGTTTAAAATGCAGGGCGATGCTACTATTGCTCAGGCTGGTTTGGGCGCTAATTTCTCCGTCATTCAGACGGCGGGATCAACGACCATTGGCAGGAGCAAGAACGCTAGTGATGCTTCGACAGTTGCAACCACCAACACCTTCCCGATTCGGCTTGTTGATTTTGTTGACGGCCCGAAAAGCACGGTTGGTGATACTTACACTGATGGCATTTACCGCTTCAATGCGGGACATCAGTTAACCAATACTACAGGCATATAAGGAGAACTTAGCATGGCTATTTCAAGAGCACAGATGCTCAAAGAACTCCTGCCGGGGCTTAATGCCCTCTTTGGCTTGGAGTATGAGAAGTACTCTGATGAGCACACTGTCATTTATGACACGGACTCATCTGAGCGTTCTTTCGAAGAAGAAGTGAAGTTGAGTGGGTTTGACGCCGCTCCGGTGAAGGATGAAGGTGCTGGTATCTCATATGATTCAGCGCAGGAAGCCTTCACGGCACGGTATAACCACGAAACGATTGCAATGGGATTCGCGATTACAGAGGAGGCGATGGAGGATAACCTTTATGATTCGCTATCTGCTCGCTATACCAAGGCACTCGCTCGTGCAATGTCGTACACGAAGCAGGTTAAGGCTGTCAATCCGCTTAACAACGGTTTCACTAATAGTTATCAGACAGGTGATGGAGTTAACTTCTTCACTGCGTCCGGTGACGGTGTAACCGGCGGTGGCGGGCATCCGCTCGTCAGCGGAGGCACGAACGATAATCGTCCGGCAACTGCGGCTGATTTGAACGAAACCTCATTGGAGGCAGCAATCGTTACGATCGCTGCTGTTACTGATGAGCGTGGACTTTTGATCGCGGCTCGTCCGAAACGGTTGTTGGTGCCACCCGCCTTGATGTTTACAGCTACGCGACTACTTGAGTCAGATCAAAGAGTTGCTACGGCTGATAACGACATCAATGCTGTACGTAGTCTTGGGGCAGTACCTGAAGGTTATTCGGTCAATCATTACCTGACTGACTCGGATGCTTGGTTTATCGTAACGGATATACCAAATGGTATGCGCCACTTCGAGCGTACAGCGTTAGAGACCTCGATGGATGGTGATTTCGATACTGGCAATGTGAGATACAAAGCCAGAGAAAGGTACTCTTTTGGGGTATCTGATCCATTGGGAATGTACGGATCGCCGGGTGCGTAATTAGCTCGGAATATGGGAGAGCGGTACTTGCTTGATATGATATAACTTGTAAGTTATCGCTCTCTTTTTCCTGACTGTCGCAATAATGCGGCAGACACTAGCCAAGACAGGAGAAAGATAATGGCTAACACAACTTTTAACGGCCCAGTTCGGTCTGAAGGCGGCTTTGAGCAAATCAGTAAAGCTGCTGGAACCGGCACGGTCACAAACAATTTCGACATCGACTCAAGCGGAAATGTATCTGGTTCAGGCACATTGAAGCTCACCGGAGCGGCGAACATCCTCTCTGACTATGAGTCAATCACAGCAGCAACAAAAACTCTGACATCAGCCGATACTGGAACCGTTTTTGGTTTTAACAGAGCGGGTGGTATCGTTGTTACGTTGCCTACTCCGGCAGCGGGGATCATTTACAAGTTTCTTGTTGAAACAACCTTTACGGGGGTTGGTCAAATCAAAACAGCGACGACCGATGGAACTGATGGGTTTCTTGGAACGGCTTTTTTGTTTGACACTGGTGAAATTGGTGAGACTGACAACTTTCATCCGGCAGCATCTAACGACATCATTGATCTAGGTGAGGTGGAGCAAGGCTGGCTGACAGGAGGCTTTATTACGCTTACGGGAGTTAATACGACAACGTGGTTTGTTGAAGCATTCTTAATGGGTGATGGCACATTGGCAACTCCGTTTGTTGATAGCTAATAGTTGATTAATCTTGGATGGGGCTTCGGTCCCATCCAATTATTCATACAGGAGAAATGAGATGGCCGATGTTGTAACGAGCCAAACAATACAAGATGGTGCTCGTCATGTTGTGATGAGTTTCACTAATGTGAGTGATGGTAGTGGTGAAGCTGCGGTTAAGAAGGTCGATGTTTCTGCTTTGGAATCAGATCCCATTTCTGGTAGTGCTTGTAGCACAGTAGCTATTCAGTCTGTTTGGTTTTCAACTTTAGGGATGAGTGTCAAACTTCTTTGGGATGCCAGCACTGATGTACTGGCACTGCATTTACCGGCAGATTATTCGGATACACTAGATATGAGTGAATTTAGTGGACTAAACAACAATTCCGGGTCTGGCGTTACCGGAGATATCATGTTCACTACAGTTGGACATAGTTCAGGAGATGCTTATACCGTTGTTTTGAAAATGGTGAAGCATTATTCGTAGGAGACAATAATGAGTAGTCTTGAGATTTTTCAGAACGGGACTTCCCTTCATCCTGACAGGATGGGGGAGCCTGTTTATCAGATAGGCAAGAAGAACGCAGATGGTGAATACGATATCGTTGTATTCGATGGGATGAGCAAGAAGGAAGCCCAAGCGCGATTGGCTGAAATTCAGCCAAAAGCTCCTAAAGCAAAGCCTGTAGCTGAGCCAGCAGTGAAGCCAGCAGTCAAGCCAGCAGTCAAGCCAGCAGTGAAGCCAGCAGTGAAGAAAAAACCGGCTGTTAAAAAGGCATCCAAGAAAGCTAAAGCTAAGAAAAAACCATCTAGGAAGCGTTAATGGCAACCAGCGGCACTTACGCTTTTACTCTCGATCTGGCAGATATGATCGAAGAGTCATTCGAGCGGGCGGGACTGGAATTACGTACTGGTTATGATTTTCGTACCGCCAGAAGAAGTATCGATTTATTGATGCTGGAATGGCAGAACCGTGGCTTGAATCTGTGGACCATACAGGAAGGCACGACGTCAATCACTGCCGGTACAGCCCGTTATGCACTATCCAGCGATATCGTCGATATTATCGAAGCCTATATTCGTACTGATTCAGGCGATAGCAGCAAACAGTTCGACCAAGTGCTGACGCGGGTTTCAATTAGCCAGTATTCGCATTTGTCCAACAAGCTGAATGAGGCGAAGCCGTTGCAGTATTGGCTTGAGAAAGATCCATCTGCGATTGCGGTGAATCTGTGGCCGGTGCCTGACAGTGCTGAAACCTATACGCTCGGTTATTATTACATGCAGCGTGTTGAGGATTCTGGATCACCGGGGTCAAATAACATGGATGTGCCATCGCGGTATTTGCCGTGCTTGGTATCAGGGCTGGCGTATCAGATTAGTCTCAAGCGGCCTGAAGTCTCTGACAGAGCGCCGATGTTGAAATCGGAATACGAAGAGCAATGGAATCTGGCGGCTGATGCAGACAGAGAGAAAGCGTCATTTCGGGTAACGCCGGGAGGCTATCGATTCCCATGAGTTATGCGAGCGGTAAATATGCTTTTGGTTATTGTGACCGCACCGGCTTTCGCTATAAGCTGAGAGATATGGTTGAACAATATGAAGGCGGAAGGCCGACCGGGATGCGTGTAGGCAGAGATGTGGTAGATAAAGATCAGCCACAGCTTCAGTTGGGTCGGTTTAATACCAATGATCCTGAAGCGATACGCAATGCCAGACCGGATTCTACTTTAGCTGAAAGTCGCCGGGTCTATGCTTGGGACCCGATTGGCGGTGGCAACAGCGCCTTGGGCAGTCGGACGGTAGGACTGACCATTCACGGTCAGGTTGGCAAACTGACGGTGAGTACAGACTGATGGCTTGGACATATACAACGCTGAAATCTGCTCTCCAAGATTATTTGGAAACAACCGAGACCACGTTTGTTAACGATCTCGGCACAATTATCTCTCAAGCAGAGAATCGTATTCTGAAAACGGTGCAATTACCTGATTTTCGTAAGAATACGACTGGTACGATGACTTCTGGCAATGCTTATTTAGCAACTCCGAGTGATTTTCTAGCGCCCTATTCATTGGCACTGGATAATAGTGGTTATGAATATCTGCTTTTCAAAGATGTAAATTTTATTCGGTCTGCCTATCCGGTGTCATCTACAACCGGTGTTCCGAAATATTATGGTCAGTTTGATGATGATTCATTTATTATCGGACCGACTCCCGGTAGCGGATATACCGTTGAATTGCATTATTTTTATAAACCTGAGTCTATTACGGCTGCCAGCAGTGGTACCAGTTGGCTCGGTGATAATGCTGAATTGGTATTGCTGTACGCCTCTTTGGTTGAATCCTATAGTTTCTTGAAAGGCGAAGCCGATTTGATGCAGATGTATGAAGGACGGTATCAGGAAGCGGTACAACAATTAAAGACTTTAGGTGAAGGATATAACACTACGGATAGTTACCGAGGTGGTTCTGTCAGGGCGATGCGTTCCTAATGACTAAGAAACTTAATCATGTAGCATTGCTTGGACTGGGACAAAGTCAGTTGGATTACCACTTGTCACTAACGCATAGTGTGGAATACGACGAAGTATGGGCGGTGAATTCAATGTGTGCGGTGGTCAAGGCAGACCGAGTTTTTATGATGGACCCTGCTTCACGGTTTTTCGAGACCAAGAATGCCGGAGCACAGACAGAAGTGATGCGTAAGATTTTACCGAAACTGACCTGTCCGGTGTATTCATGTGAATACGATAAGCGGGTTCCGGCAATAGAACTATATCCGCTAGAGAAGATTGTGCAGGAACTAGGGTGTGGTTATTTTAACAACACCATCGCCTATGCGATTGCTTATGCTTTGTGGATGAAAGTGAAGAAACTCAGTTTGTTTGGCGCAGATTTCAGTTATACAACCAATGTTTATTTTGGCGAATTAGGTCGTGCCTGTTGTGAATTCTGGTTGTCTCGTTGTATTACTGCTGGAATGGAGGTGTCTATTGCACCGAGATCATCGCTGCTTGATACTAATGTTCCTGAAAATCAGAAGCTATATGGCTATCACAGGTTGGAGAACCCACCAGTCGTGTATTTAGATAAGGACGGTGATTTGAAGTTAACTGAGTATTCGGAAATTGAGATGGATGAACCGGTGAAAGGATATTCTGGACGGCAGGACAATATACGGCTTGTTAAAGGGTCTGGATTACAGGCTGTTGAGCCAGCGAGTTACTGATGCTGCAAGTAGAATTAGATACATCGGTAGGTAATTTGGGCGTTGAAACGACCCATTATCGGGGGCATACTCCGGAAGAATGGGCGCAGATGGCGGCCAATAGAATTGTGGGTATCAGCAACACTGCTCCCGAACCGATTAAACAGCAGGCGCATGTGTTTAAGCAGCAGGTAGAAGCGGTATTGGCTGATTACATGCACAAGGCAATTGCAAGTCATATTTGTACAGTAGGTAATATTTTGGAACAGCAAGGTCACAGTGATATGGCCGAAATTATCAGGAGACTTTAAATGGCAATCACACAAGCAATGTGTACCAGCTTCAAGAAAGAACTGATGGAGGCAAAACACAATTTTTTGCTTTCGGGAGGTAACACCTTTCGGCTGGCGCTATATACCAGTTCAGCCACTATGTCGGCTGCCACAACTGCATATTCTACGAATCAGGAAGCAAGTGGAACGAATTATACAGCGAAAGGAGATTCATTGACGCGGATTGATCCATCGACTTCAGGAACCACAGCTTTTACAGATTTCGCAGATTTAACTTTTGGTACGGCTACGATTACGGCACGGGGTTGCATGATCTACAACGATTCAGCATCTGGTGATCCGGCGGTAGCGGTATTTGATTTTGGTGGTGATAAGACATCCACTGCGGGAAGTTTCACGATTACGTTTCCAACAGCGGACGCGAGCAATGCGGTCATTCGCATAGCGTAGTGAGAGCAATGTGGCAAACATCAATGGTTGGGGTCGCAGTACATGGGGATCAAGCACATGGGGTGAACCGATTTCTGTCGATCTTACCGGTCTTGCAGGAACAGGTGCGGTCGGTACGGTACTTGCAGCGGGCTATGCCATTGCTGGTGTCAGTGGTACGGGATCTACGATATCGCAAGGCGATGAAACTGTCACCTGTGATGCGAATATCTATCCTACCGGTGTGGCAGGGACTTCGGCGCTTGGTAGCCTCTCGCTGGTTACCAACAATATTATTAGTCTCACTGATCTGGGAGTGGCTACAGGGCAAGTTTCATCGGTTACGGCTTCAGGTGCTTCAGGTGTTACGCTCGAAGGTCTGGCAGGAACCGGTGCAATCACGCAAGTTTTGGTATGGGGTCTTGTGGACACAGATCAGACCCCGAATTGGAGTGCTGTCTCAACAACACAAACACCAAGTTGGAGTTCGGTAGATAGTGACCAGACTCCTGAATGGAAAAAGGTAGCTTAAAATGGCGACATATGTAAATGATTTAAGACTGAAAGAAATCGCAACTGGCGATGAATCAGGAACTTGGGGCACAAGCACCAATACCAACTTAGAATTGATAGGCGAAGCCTTTGGAAGTGGTTCAGAAGGAATTACGGGAACCACACATACTATTACGATGGCTGA